GACGATACTAATAAGAAAAAAGTAGTAGTAGAAACTTTCTCTAATGTAAACTTAGACCCTAATTCTCCTAACTACATTAGTAGAGTAATTGGTGATAGAAAATTATCAATTGATGCACAGGGTAAAATAACTGAAACTGGTGATTGGGTAAACAATTCAAAATATGTTAGAATTGTAAACTTAAACGAAAACTCTCCAGTTCAAGCAGTTCCATTCGGACATGCAGCTTATCAATTACCGATATCTGCATCAACTCAATTATCAAACCAAATACCTGCAGTAACTTTCGTAAGTTCTTCTGCAACTGTATATGGTGGTATTGATTTGGATGGTAATACCGATAACTCAATCTATTTGAAACCAATTCCAGTAGGTGCAACAACAGGTGCAAATGTATCATTTGGTTTAGATGCATCAAATGGTGGTTTATTAACAGTTGGTTCAACATCTGCACAATTTGTTGTAGCATTCCAAGAAGGTTTTGATGGTGTTAATCCAGCAACTCCAATTTACAAAGGAGCTGATATAACTTCGGGTAACTCACAAGGTTTTGATTTATCAACATCTGCATCAAGTGGTTCGGTAGCTTATGGTAAATTAGTATCTGCTTTATCAAACGCAGATGAATTTGACATTAATATGGTAGTAACTCCAGGTGTTGTAAGAAGATTACACCCGTCAGTAGTAACTGATGTTTTGGATATGGTAGAAGAAAGAAATGATTGTTTCTATATTATGGATTCGACTTCTCAAAATGATTCTATTACACAAGTAACAACCGAATCTGATGCAGTTGATTCAAATATGGCAGCAACTTACTATCCTTGGGTTAAAACAGTTGACATCAACACTAATAAGTTGATTTCAGTTCCACCTTCAGTATTATTACCTGGTGTATTTGCAGCAAATGATAGAGTAGCAGCAGAATGGTTCGCACCAGCTGGTTTAAATAGAGGTGGTTTGACAGGAGCAGTTAGTGTATTGAATAGATTAACTCAATCTGAAAAAGATACATTATACGAAGCAAAAGTTAACCCAATCGTTCAATTCCCAGGTCAAGGTATCGTAGTATTTGGTCAAAAGACTTTACAAGATAAACCATCTGCATTGGACAGAATTAATGTAAGAAGATTATTATTAACTGTTAGAAAATACATAGCATCTACTTCAAGATTCTTAGTATTCGAACAAAATAGTTCTACAACAAGAAATACATTCTTAAACATTGTTAACCCTTATTTAGAATCTATCCAACAAAGACAAGGTTTATACGCTTTCAGAGTAGTAATGGATGAAACAAACAATACTGCTGATGTAATCGATAGAAACATTTTAAAAGGAGCTATCTACTTACAACCAACTAAGACTGCTGAATTCATTCAAATTGATTTCAACATCTTACCAACTGGAGCAAGTTTTAACGGATAATTTGAAAAAAGAATATTTATATAAAAGAACAATAAAAATAAAGTAAAATGCCAGAAATATTAGAGTTTGATAAGATTTTCTATCGTAATTTTGAGCCTAAATTAGCTAACAGATTTATAATGGAAATCAATGGTATAGAATCATACATTATCAAAACAGCACAAAGACCTACTGTTACATCAGAAGTGGTTGAATTAGACCATATCAATGTTAAGAGAAAGATAAAGGGTAAAACAACTTGGGATGATGTAGAAATCACTCTATACGACCCAATTACTCCATCTGGAGCTCAACAAGTAATGGATTGGATTCGTTTATCACATGAGTCATTAACAGGTAGAGATGGATACGCTGCATTCTACAAAAAAGATATCAAATTTTGGGCATTAGGTCCAGTAGGAGATAAAGTTGAAGAGTGGACATTGAAAGGTGCATTTATCACTCAAGCTAACTTTGGTGAAATGGATTGGTCAAACACAACTGACCCAGTTTCAATCACATTGAACTTAGCTTACGATTTTATTTTTGAAAAACATAATATATATAATAAAGACAAAAGTTATATTATGGAACAAAATATTGAACAACAAGTTACAAGAGGATTGGGTGGATTTACACAACAAACACAAAAAACATTCCCATTCCCAACAGAGATTATCAGTTTACCATCAAAAGGTTTATGTTATCCAGAATCAAACCCATTATCTAAGGGTGAAATCACAATTAAGTTAATGACTGCAAAAGAAGAAGACATTTTGACTTCTACTAACTTAATTCGTAAAGGTATTCAATTGGATAAATTATTGGAATCCATTGTAGTTGAACCTGGAGTAAATATTAATGACTTATTAGTTGGTGACAAAAATGCAATATTAGTTACAAGTAGAATGTTAGCATTTGGTCCAGATTATGAAATAACAGTAAATGATAGTGTAACAGGACAAGAAGTAGAAACTAATGTGGATTTGTCTAAAATAAAAATAAAAGAAATTGATGAATCTCTTTTAAATAGACAAAATGAATATGATTTTGTTTTACCAGTTTCAAAAACACCAATTAAATTTAAGTTATTAACACATGGTGATGAATTGGCAATAAATAAAGATGTAGAAGCTAGTGAAAAAATAACAAAACAAGGAAATGAAATTACTGCAAGATATAGAAGAATTATTGTAGAAGTAAACGGAAATAGAGATTTGGGATATATTAGTAATTTTGTTGCAAATCAATTATTGGCAGGAGATAGTAGAGGATTAAGAAAATATATGAAATCTATAACTCCTGATTTAGATTTAACATTTGATTTTGAACATTCAAATGGTGAAGTGGAGGCACTTAAGATTCCCTTTGGGATTGGGTTTTTTTACCCTGCCGAGTAACTATTCTTTAATTTTACATGAGAAAATATTTCAAATGATTTATTTTGCGAATGGTGGATTCAATTGGCAAGACTTATATTATATGCCCATCAAATTAAGAGAGTTTTATTGGAGAGAATTATTAAAAGTAAAAGATTCGGAAAAACAATCTTATGAAAATGCAAGAAAGAAATCAAATACATCAAAAACATCTAGAAAGTAATATTTATACTAAAGTATTATTATGCCAAAATTAATTGAGTCTAGTTTATTAAATAAAATTTTAGGATTTTTAGGTGGAAATACTGGATCCGATAAGAAAAGTGCATTCATAAAAAAATTAAAAAAAGCAGACCCAACCTTAGCCAAATCTTTTGAAAATTGGGAAAGTGATTTTTTAAAGCTTTTAAAAGCAACTAGAGCTGTAAAAGTTAAAAATCGTATGGATACTACCGAAATAGACAGACTTATCAAACAATATAGTTAATAAACTATGGCAAAATCAGATTTCCAAAGTAAAGAGGATTTAAAAGAATATATTGATGGTTTAAAAGAAGTTAAATCACAATATGAATCTCTTATTGCCAAAGCTAAAGAATTTGCAAATACACCTGGAAAAGTTCTAAGTGAAATACAAAAACAAATTAGAGAACTTGAAAGACAGAATGATACATATGATGAAATTGTAAAATCTTTAAAACAGGCACAATCTGAATACGATAAACTTTCCAGTAAACAAGAAAAATTTGGCCAAAGAAACAAAAAGCAAAAAGAAGAATTTGATGATTTAGAAGATTCACTTATTAGCATTGGTAGTGCTATAGGAAAAAACACAAAATTATACGAAACACTTCAAAATAGAACAATTGCAGTAAAAGAAACATTTAAAAGTATTGGTGAGGAAGTAAAAAAAGGAGGTGCCGGTACACAAAGTGATAAGGTAAAAGAAGCTGCGGCTGCTTATGTAAATATGCAGACATCCATAACAAATGCAATGAACGAACAAAAGTTAGGCAATATTGATATGGATGAATATGTAAATAAAATTGAAGATGCTACAAACTCTTTTCAAAACATAGTATCTAAAATAGATTTAGCTAAAGTAGAATCAAAAGAATTAGTTGAATTATTGGAAAGAATGGGTGCAGAAGGTAAATCTTTTACTATGGTTGCTAAAAATAAGCAATTAAATCAAAATTTAGGTAAATTAGGAGAAGATGTTGCCACCGATTTATTTAAAGTTACTCCAGAAGTGGCTGAAGGAATAGATGGTATGGCAGATATAATGAAAGGTGCATTTAGCACAGCCGCTGGAATTGGAATATATGACATGATAAAAGGTGGTATTAAAGTTTTAAAAAATGCTGGAGCAATAGCTAGTAAATTATTTAATGCACCTGTAATTGAAGTTACAAGACAATATGAATTACAAGAAAAATTATTAGATGTTCAGATATCACAAACTGAACAAATTGCTAAATTAAATGCAGGTATAGTTGCCGATAGAGCAAATCTTGCATTTAGTGAACAATTAGAACAAGGAGCTGCTCAATTTAGAGCTATATCTAAAACTGCATTTTTTGGAAGTGGTTTGGGTAGTGTTAAATACGCTGCAGACCAATTACAATTGGCCGGAGTTGGTGCAGACGACATTGTTTCATCAATGTCCGATATGTCAATGGGTGCAAATAGTGGAATGAAAGGATTGGGAACGGATGTTGCTGTATTTGCTAAAAAAACAGGATTAGCAACGGGACAGGTTTCAGGTTTGACGGGAATGTTTAGAATGTTAGACAAAACAGGTGGTGCAGATGCATTTGATACTTTACAAAAATCCTTAAGTGGTGTTGGATTGAAAGGATTTAATGTTGCAGATATTGCGGGAGAATTACAAAATTCAAGTGAACTTGCACTTCAATACAATATAAAAAGTAGTGCAGAATTAGTAAAACAAGTTAAGAGTGTTAGAGATATGGGTGGTTCTTTTGCAAAAATAGCAGAAGCTGGAAAATCTATGGTTTTAAATTATAAAGATAGTATCCGTAAAGAAATGGAATTATCTGCAATGTTGGGTGAAAATGTTGATTTATCTGAAGCCAGAGCATTATTTGCAGCAGGTAGAGCCGATGAAGCATTTGGTGTTTTAAAATCATCTGGTGTATTAGAAAAAGCACAATCACAAGGACTATTTGGAACTCAAGCACTATCCGCTGCATTGGGTGGTATGGATTTAAGTCAATTGGCTGCAGGAACATATGAGAAAGGCCCAAAAGCTGGAATAGTATCAAATCAACAATTTTTAGATACATTCACAGAAGCTATGAAAACTTTGAATGTTGAAAATGCAACTATATCTGCAAAATTTGCTTTGTTGGCAACCGGAATAGATACTAAAGAATTAAAAACATTATATTCTGGTGATGTAAATGCAATGATGGTTGGATTACAAGCACAACAAGTACAAACTCAAACAATGGGCCAGATTATGATTGGTGCTGCAGATAAAATGAATCAAATCGTTGCAGGAGGAAGACTTCTGCAAGGAGCTGGAGGTATTACCGGTATTACTGGATTAACTACGGATTTGGCTACATATAATATGGGATATATGGGAGGAAAAGGACTTTCATATGGTAATTTGAAACCCGGTGGAATTGGAGTTAATCAATCTGTAAATACTCCTGGAGTAAATTATGGAACACCGGTTGGAACTACGAATGCAGGTGGTGCAGCTATTTCAACAGGAATGTCACAAGGAATTGATAATTCAAGTACTGGAAAACATATAGATTCACAATCTTCTACGATGACTAAAATATTGGATAGAAACCACAAAAGTATGATGCATCTGGAACAAATAAATGCATCTACAAATACAATGGTTAATCTTACAAAAGATATAAGAGCACTTACTGCAGTTATGTCTGGGTTATCAACGGATAGTGTTATGAAGTTGGTATTAGATGGTAAAGAATTGAAAACCAGAATTGAAAAAATTCAGATACAAGAGAAAGGTAAAACCAAATCTTAATAATTACTACAAATTACAATAGTAGATATTTATAATAAATAAAATTATAAATGGCTCAATTTCTTAAAGATTTATTATTAGATGGATTTAATGGTGTAAAACCAATAGAAACCATTGAAAAAAAGAAAGGATTAGGACAGAGAATTAAAGATGTCGCAACGGCAGAATTAGATAAAAATGGGCCAAGAGTTTTATTTTATAAACAATTACCATCTTTATATGGGTCAGATTTACCAAGAATATCATCAAAAGGTTCAATAGACCCGGCTAGAACTTTGGCCGTTAGAGGTGCAAGATATGTAGACACAAACAATGCTGGTGGTGGAAGATTTGCTAGAGTTTTGGGTAATTTATTAGGTGGTTCCGCAAATAGACCATCCGACACCATATTTCCTGCAAATGACCAGGGACAAGGTGTTGCAAGTGACCCACCGGTATCAATTAATGGCCAACCCATAAATCAAAATTGGAATGGGTTAAAATATGCAGTTGAAGCTGGACAAAAATATGTTGTATCACAAGAACCTGCAACATCAAATGCATTAACAGGATTACTTAAAGGAAATCCATCAGACTTTGCAAGAAATGCAATAGGAGCAGCAACTGGTACGGCAAAACAAGCTATAGGTAGATTGGCTGTAAATGCATTGACCGGTAAAAGAAGAACAAATGCTGGTGATTTAAAGGAAAAAATAAAAAAATCAAGTCAATTAGAATCATTTGGTACTTTATACAATACTCCGGAATTATCTGGAAGTTCATACATAAAGATAACAAATTCTTTGAATAAATCGGAATTAATTGATGTAAAGGAATTGGGTATAAAAGACAGACACTATTTAATAGATAATGAGTTACTAAAAGAACCATTGGTAGGATATGATAGACTAAAGGAAATAATTCAACAAAACACAGGAAATTTATTACAATTTATAAAAATAAAAGAAGAAAATTCTAATAATTACATATTATTTCCTGCAACCATAACGGATATACAAGATAGTATGACTCCGGAGTGGAATTCGTTTAAATATGTTGGTTCACCTTTTAATAATTATAGATACAATGGTGTTGAAAGGAAAATATCATTTGAGTTTAGAGTTTATTGGATAGAGAATGGTGACCAAATTGTTATGCAAAATAAATTAAACTTATTACGAGAATTGGTTTATCCAAATAATAGATTGACAACAATAAATTTAACAGGTACCGAATACACTCCATTAGTTTTTAGACCAAATACAATTCAACTGAGTATTGGTGATTTATTTAAAAATATAAAAGGATTTGTTTCAAATTTATCAATAACAACTCCACAAGATGCACCTTGGGCAACATCAAATCCAAATTTTTTAAAACAAAATTTAAATTTAGTTTATCCAACTTTTGTGGATGTTTCTTTTGAAATGACCATAATAGAAAATCATACAATCAATTCCAATGGTACTATTACATATAGATTTGATGAAGTAAAAGAAATTGACGAAAAACCTGTATTACCAACCCAACCTGTTTCCAGTGTACCTGTCGGAGCAACAGATTATGGGTATAATGATATTAGATTAAAACCTTGGACTCAACAAGCGAGAGAAATTGATAGATTAGCCGATTTTGCAAATCCAGGTTTAAAAAATTCAATTTTTGGTAAAGGTGGAATAATTAAATGGGATGCTAATTTAAAATAAAATTATGGCAAATAGATATCAATATAGTGAAACATTAACTACAAAAGAAA